CTTCTCATACATTGGGAGAGTGTATCCAAGAGCTTTTATATCTGAGAGGATTGTTATCTCTTTCTCTACATCAAGGATATTAAAAGTTTTAGGGTATTCAATGCTCACATCATTAGTAATGCCTAAATATCTACAAATAACATCAAATACCCTCATTTCAAAGTCTTCAAGTCTTAATGCAAAGTTTGAGAGTGAGCCATTGAGCCCTTGAAATTTGATGTCAAGTGCGATTCCACTCTCTTTAGCACCATTTGTTGAGAGGTCATAAGCAACTTTGTTGATAGTATCTTCAATATTGAGTATCTCTTGTTGATAAATTGCTGCACTTGCACCATTTGGAGCGATAAAGGATGGGCTATCCATACCATTTCCATACACAAGAGCATTATCCGTTGATAGTTTAAGTTCTATATCGCTTGGAGTATCTGCATTTACTGTTAAAATAGAGAATGTCTGCCCTCGTAGTATTTCATCAAGTTCGCTCTTTAGGTTGTAGTGTCTCTTTTGCAAATAGGCTATTTGGTTAAACTCTCCACTATCAGGAAAAACGCCATTTTCACCAAAATAAAGAACAGGACAAATACCTAAGTTATGCTCGCCTTGTTTTAAAATCTTATCTTCTTTGTATATTCTCCATGAGGTCTTATCAAAGTAGCGAATAATATCTATTGACTCATTTTTCTCATAAGTAGAACTATTGATAGTGTCGTTGTATGCTACATATTCAAACTTACCATATCTATCAAGCTTATATTTTGTGATAGCTGCAGGGTCAATATTTACAACATAAGGAAATGCACGACTAGCAGTCTGCTCTTGTAGGTTGTTAGGAATTACCTCAGGCATATCAATAAGAACTAATCCACCACCTAGAGCTTTGGCGTTTTTTGCAAAGCTTGACATAAAAACATCTATTGCGTTTCCTTTTGCATCAATATCATCTAGGATTTGCCTTATAATAGCATTTGATGATGTTCTTAGGGGTGTAGTCTTGAAGAGATACCCTACATATCTATTGACTTTAGAAGCAAAAAGATTAGAATAATATGCTATTTTTTTACGCTCTGCAAACTTTTCATCACTCTCTCTTGGGAATCTATTCAAATATTCACCATCGCTAAAACCACCATTTCCAGTGTATGCCTCTTTTATAAATCTATAATCAATCATCTTTTATCCTTGCTATTGTTGAGTCTAAGTTATTCATTGTGTCTTGTAGTCCTTTTTCCATAAAGTCATCGCCTTTGTATCCGGGGTGTTTTACACTCTTAGCAAAAACAAACTCTCCAATATTGTTATACCTAAGCACCTTTTTTTCTTTAGGCTTTATGTTGTGAGGTTTTGTACCTAAGAGTACAAAGAGAGCATAATTAATATCTTTACCTTTCCACTCTACCATCATTCCATTATCATCTATTCCAACAGCACCCTCTAGCTTTGATTTACTTACATGGAAGAAAATATTATCTTCCATTGTCCCAGTTACATAGTGTTTTAATGCTCTTTTTTTGATGTTCCTATAAGCATCTTTAGTGACATCTTTAATAAGTTCATGTGCTAAGTCTCTATCAAGTGAGCGAAGTTTTTTATTTATTGCATCTATGCCGTCTATTTGTATCACTGCATGAGCCTTATATCATCAACTCTAAATGTACTCATAGCAGTTTTAAGATTTGAGAGCTTGTCTTCATCTGTAACAGTTGATACATAAAAGCAATCGCCTATAGAGAGATTGTATTCAAGCGTCTCTCTTATCTTTTTTTCAAGAGCATACATCTTTTCATACATGCTCTCTAAGTCTTTATTTTTTACATCAAAGCCATAAACTACGCTAAAGTTGAGCGTATCAACACGAAACTCTTGAGTGTTAGAGTTTGCAATTATTCTCACAAAAGGGCAATCTTTAGAACCTATGCCAGTCTCTAATCCTATCTTTAGAGATTTTATATCATCTATAGTTGAGAGTTTCTCTTTTATATCCACAAGCACATCATAATGAGTCATACTATTAACCTCTCATTATTGGCATTGCCGATATGTTTGAGGCTGATGATTTGCTTTTTGCAAGAGAAAAATAACTTTTAAACTCTTTTGAGTAACTGTCATATTTTGCTTTCATACCCTCATTCTCTAACTGCAGCAGTGCAAGTGCGATATATACTTTTGCAATCACTAGCTTCTCTTTGTAAAAATCATCTTCAATAGTGAGCTTATCTACCTCTTCAATAGCTTTGTTCTCTTCACTATCAAGTGTATCTGATTCTATACTAGAGACTAAGAAGTCGTCATTATATGTGTAGATTGCCATAGTCCAACCTTTTTTATAACTCTATTAGTTCTATAGTGATTTTCTTTCCAAAAAATAGAAATAGATAGCTTCATAATATGTGAAATATTTGCTGGAGGCTTAAATATGTTTAAAAAACTACAAGAACTGATAGAGTCAGGGAAGATTACGCAAGAGTTGGCAACGGAGATTGATGGTGAAATATCTATCTTACAAAAAAGCCTTAATGATGAAAACGCAAAGCTTAGAGTGAAGTATAAAGAACTTGAAAATGCTTACACAGAGGGACAAAACACGCTCAAAACAGAGTATGAAACAAAACTCAACGAAGCAAAGAAAAGTGCTAATACAGAACTTGCAAAAGAGTATGAAACAAAACTTAATGAAGCAATGGCAAAAGGTGCAGAGCTTGAAGAAAAAGCAAAACAAGCAACACTCAAGGCAACTATGACTGAAACACTTAGTAAGTTTGATGTCGTTGATATGTCAGTAGCAGAAGCATTCGTGCGTGGTTATGTGGTTGAAAATGATAATGGTTTTGGTATCAAAGTAGGCGATGAAACGCTTAGCTTTGAAAATGGAGTAGAGAAGCTCTTAAATGAGAGAAGCTTTTTACTTAAACCAAAAGGGAACGCAGGAAGTGGGGCTACAGAGGGCGATGGCAATGGTGGCAACCTCTCAGAGAAAGAGAAAGCGTTTTTAGAAAAATTAAAAAAAGTAAAAGGATAGATAAATGGCAGAATTAAAGATAGCTGATATTTTAACAGCTGAGATATGGACTCCTGAAATGTTTAATGAAGCACCAGTGCTTAAAAATGTTTTAGAGAGTGGACTTTTAGTAGTAGGTAATAATGAGTTATCAACACTAGTAAATGCAAATGGTGCAGGTAAAAGATTTGAGATGCCTTATATTGACGAACTTGACTATGCAGAACCTGAATATATGGACGACAGCGATAATGAGTTGAGTGTCAATAACTTTAGTGGAGATACAGCATACGCAGTCGTTACAATGGCTCAAAAGTCTTGGGGATATGCAAATATAATCCGTGATTTAGAAAGAGCAGGAAGCAACTCTTTAGAGGTGTTTACAAACATTATTGGTAATTACTGGGGATACGACCTCCAAAACAGAACCATTGCTATTGCAAAAGGTTTAGCAGATAAAGCAGGCGATGCTTTAACTCTTGATGTTGCAGATGATAGTTCAGATGGTGCAGATGTGCTACTTATTCCATCTATTATTGTTGATGGTATCTCTAAGCAAGGAGATAATCAGGATAAATTTGGGTTTATGTTCTTGCATTCAAAAGTTTATGCAGACTTGAAAAAACAGAACCTTATTGATACTGTTATCCCATCTGACAATACTGCGAAGCCTATACAAATGTATGGAAATTATAGAGTAGTTGTCAATGACTTAATGCCAGTTATTCAGGGAGATAACAAGAAAAAATATGTAACGCTGATTTCTCAAAGTGGACTTTTAGCATACGCTGATAAAACGATGAGTGACGATATGCCTATTTTTGAAAAAGATAGAAATCCTCGTGTTGGTTATGGTGGTGGTTCAACTGCTCTTATCACAAGAAGAGGCTTTGCAGTGCATCCTATTGGTTGGTCATATACAAAAACAATGAATCCAACTCTTGCAGATTTAGGTAACAAAGATAATTGGACAATGAAATTTAAAGCTAAACAGCAAAAATTTGTAGCAATCATCACAAACTAAAAAGTTGCCGTTTTGACATTTAAAGTTATTAGAGCAAACACAAAAATAAAAGTAGGTGCAAAGAGTTACGCTACAGGCGATGAGTTCGAAGCAGAAGAAGAAGCCGTAAAAACGCTTCTTAAAAACAAATTTATAAAAAAGGTAAAAAATGGCAAATCAATTAACAGCTAGGAACACGCTCCTATTCCTTACAGGTGGAGGCGACCCAGCTGATACTGACAACATTACAACATCATCTGATGTGCTTGTGCTTCCAACTGCTAAAACAGTTGAGTATAAAAATATCGGTAATGGTGCAACAGGAAATAACCAAACACAAACAATTTCTGACCTTACTACAACAGATTTTACAGTAGAAGTAGTGGCTAGAACTGGTGGTGCAGGGGATACTCCTCCAGCTTATGCAGAGCTTTTAAAAGCGTGTG